ATCAAAAATCTCATGCGGGCCTATCAGCTCTAGTGCTCTCTTAACAAACGCGGGGTCGCAACCCCAAGTCTCTAAGACAGTTCTAAGCAATAGGCCTGCCGCATCTTGATGGAGTAAATCAGTAGCATTTGAAAAGTCACCTGAATAGACGACTTTATTGCCACGTTCACCAACCACCACTCTCCTGATCGCTTTCAGCTTGTCACCTTTCATAGTATCGGCAACAGGCTTCCATTTCTTAAGTGCAGAGAATAGAATACCCCTGACATGTTGACCAAAGATAATATCTTCAACAGGATGAGCAGTGACCACTCTTGTCTTGGAACCAGGTTCCAGGACAGTTGCTCTCACTACTCTTGCTAAAGAATGATTATCAATCAACTTATCAAGTATACTCGAAGTATTGACAATACCCTCAAGGACATTTATTGCTTCATTATTTGGACCAATCAACTGCTCAACCTCATCAGGAAAAAGTAGACCTAAGTCTAACTTTTCCGAGGTTTGGGGCAATTGACTGGCTGAATAAGCTGCAAATTGACCACCCGACCCAACTGGAGTTTCCCAACAAGCTGATGAACTAACATTCACAGCTGGTAAGGTCTTTTCAGGCTGGTGTCTTATGGCCCATTCCTTGGCGTAAAGCTCGATACTTCCTAGAATAGATGGATTAGTTAGACCATCTTTTACAACTAGGTTCTCCACTCTCAGATTAATCTCGTGTGCTCGCAGAGCATCCTTAACCATTGTAGGGTTAGGGAGAGGCAATGCTCGGCCTAAACGGGAAAGTTGCGCGAAAGCAATTCTTTCTCCTGGTCCTCTTGCTAGCGGTGCGTTAAATGCAAAGTATTTAACACAGACGGTTCCATATTCCTTTTCAAGTCCTTGAAGATCATTCAAAGCTACCTTACGGCAGTAATGAGAGACTCCTTTTAGGTTCCTGATTAGGTCAATGTAACCACGACAGCACCAGAACTTCAAGACGTAAATCCATAAACGTTTTAGATTAACACGAGAAGCGATTTCTTCATCTAATTTCCCACATAAGGACAACGATGTATATAAAGTCACAAGTACTTCAACAACATCTAACACCTCATGCGGAAACTTCCTTATCATACCACAAACTAACTGGTATACCCCCAATTTTGTAGCTAGTTCCCGGAGGAACTTAATGCCGCAATAAAGTGGGATTTCCGTCATACCAAGCAGATGGATTATACCCCGGAGGGTAGCTTCCAGATGACCGATTTTTACATCGTCTCCTTTTATCAACTTGATAGAAATAAGGGTGACCTCGTCAAAACGACGTTCTGGAGGGCTTATTAAACCTTCCGTCTTAGCGTGTTAGCG